GCGGAACCAACCCGGCCGCCGGTGACGGTGTCCATTTTGAACGCCGATGGTGTTCAGATTAACTGGTGACGACACGCAGATTTATTTGACGAAAGACACCGGAAGATGCGTAGTTCCTGCTGCGGGTCGCGGTATTTGCCGCGTCTGATGTCGTCCTCGATGGCCGCTGCGTATTCCTCAGCGTCACGGAGCTTGGCGAAGTTCCGTGATTTCTGGACGCGTTTGCCGTCTCGAAGCGTGTACCAGCGGCATCTCCACCGTGAGCCTTGGCCGTACAGCGCGGACCGCCATTTGTCGGGCACATTGGCTTTCATCGGATCCTTCGCATTGGCCAGCGACTGTTTCGCGGCCCTGCTGGGCGGGTTGCCGTCCTCGTCGTTTTTGAGCCATCTGTCGTCTACGAACGCTCTGGCCATGGTTGTCTCTTTCCGAGGATCCGCGCTACACTGTGCGTGGAACCTCATTTTGGTGAAAACGGAAATGCTGATTGTTGGTTCCTTGGGTTCCGTCCGACTGTGTTTGGGCGGAACCCTTTTTGTTTCCCGTCGCGGTATGTGGACGCTGAGCTTCTTTTATTGCACGCACACGCCGGAATCGTAGAGCAGCTGCCGGCAGTCGGACAATACCTGTACGGTCACGCCCAATTCCACGGCCATCATCCACGTGTTACCTTCGTACACTTCCTCGGCCATGCCGTAATCCACCGGTGAGATCAACGCCAGCGCGGTCTCCCTGCGGCAACGGCGCTCGCATTTGATTCCGTATCGTGTACCGCATCCTGGGTCATGGTGTCTGGCGTGTATGAGCTCGTGGCACAACGTGCAGCGGCGTTGGCGTTGGCTGAGCCAGTCGGCCAGCAGGATGAGCCTGTGCCGGTCGTCGTACAGGCCGCATATGTCGCGTGGGAGGTCGCGCGATACGATTGACAGTCCCATGGATTCCGCGCTCCGATGAAGGTCCGCAACGGTCTTGTTATCCACATTCCTCTCTTCCGAAAGTATTGTTTTTCGAGAAGTACTTTTTTGCTGTTTGTCAAGTTCCGCTTGACAGTTGGAGTGTCGTATGTGATGCTTGAATCAGCTCATCTACATGTTGTAGAAGGAGTCTTCGGAGTCGTCCTTAACGGGCGGCTCTAGTTTTTTATTGGATTTTTGTGCTGAATCTGGAGTTATATTCCTTTTCCAGCTTGTCTATGCTCCATTGGCGGTTTACGTAGTACGCGGTTATGAGTACCCAGTAATCCCTTCGTTCTCCTAGAACAACGAGATATTGTTGGTTTGGAAGATATATCTTCACTCGATCCTTGTTCTTGTCGTTTTTTCTCCATACCCAAGGCCGCGTGCATTGGGCGTATTCGCATATTTCGCAGAACGGATGATGCTCCACTACCGGTCTGGGCCAGCTGATGCGTTCGCTGCGTTCGGCATCCGGAAGCCGTGAGCCGGAGTTGTCCTGATTGCATGTGGTCAGATGCATGAAGGCTTCCGGATAGATTCCGTCGTAGGGCATTCTTTTGTAGTGTACGGGTTTCCCGTCGTATTGGAAGGACTCTCTGAACTCGTTCTGGAATACATGGAACAGTCGTTGCTCATACTGCTCCCATGTCTCTCCGTGCTCTTGATTCCAAGGAATCAATCCGGGCAGCCAATGCGGATTCATCTCGCCCTCCATACGAAATAGTTGAACTTGGTCTCCTTCAGCAGTGTGCTCCGGTCTAGTTTGTATCCCGACCGTTGAATGATTCGTTCGATGATTCGGCGCTTCGCCATGCTCTGATGCTGTTCCGGTAGTTTTCGCTGCGAACGGCATACTGCGCCGATGAGTATGTCGGTGAGCTGCATGATCTGTACTTCGTCGGAACGTATCGGCTGGATTTTCTGGATGATTCTGTGATCGTAATCGTACATGTTGTTCGAACAGACATCCCATAATTGGCTGACTCGAAAACTCGAGTGTGTGTCTTTGATGTCGACGAACACGTTATAGCTTTGCTTTGGATCGAAGATGACCTTGAGCATCTCGAAGTACATTTTGTAATACCAGGTGTTGTGGTCCTGATTGTATTTCTCGTGGTCAAGTAGATTCTTGTCCGGGATGAGGAGCGCGCGGAACGATATGTCATCGTCATCGAAGAAGTAGTCCACGAGATCCAGATAGAGCGGCAGCATACGGTCTCGTGCCTTTGCCCATTTCACCTCATTCGTGGCGCATATGCCATGTTTCTGCTTGATTTCTTTGATTCTGACGCATATCTCTTTGCGTTTATCTTTTGGCACGATGACGGCTCCCAGAGCCATGCTGTTCGAATCATCATGCTCAAGGTGACATGTCTCATCGCAATACAGGTTGTATTCAGTCATTCGTGTTCCTTTCAATCCATCAATCGTCCGGCGTTTCGGCTTCGAGGCGTGCGTTCGGATCCCTGTTGGCGGCCACGTCATAGTCTTCGGGGTGCGCGGCGATACGGTCGATGAGATCATCGGTGATCCGGGACTCGCGCTCGCGGGCCTTGTAGGCGCGGGCGGCCTCGATGATGTCTCGCAACGTGGCGACTGGATCAGCATCGCATGCTTGGCAAAGCAAAAGGAACTCCGATAGCTTGATCGGCGCTTTTCTGCCCTTTTCAATGTCGCTGATCCTGACGTGACTGACAGCGTTGTTCATCATCTCAGAGATGGTCCGATATGAATATCCAGAATCGGCAATGATCTTCGCAGCTGCCTGCTGTGAGGCGTAATCAAACGCCGTCCATTCGTACTTCGTAGCCATGTGCACAACGTTAGCACATGTTGACACGCCGCACTTGCGTAAGTTGTAAGCACGAGCTAACATCAGTCTCATCAAGTAAGCACGTGCTTACAGATGGAGGTGAAAACAGATGACGATCGACAAGAGGGTTGACTGCATCAAGCTCGCAAAAGCGGTTATCAGGCAAACCAGAAATGACGTTCTGATCAGCAAGACGCAGATGACTGATATTGCCGCCCGCTGCAATCGAAATCGGACAACTGTCAGCAGAGCACTTGATGCGGAAGACATGACATTGAGCATGTGGTTTGCCTCGGTCTCCGAAAGTGAGATCGATCCACTGCAACTCATCACCGAAAAAATTCAAGAGCAGTCGGCGCTCGCCGACGCATGAATCGAAAGGAGAACCCGAAATGAGCATCAACATTCCGGCCGAGACACCGGACGAATCCACGAACCCGATCTCCGTTGAGGAGTTCGAACGCCTGCACCCGGCGATGCTGGGCGCGATAAGAAAAGCCGTCCGCGAGGAATTGGAACTCTCTCTCGCGGACGGCGATTCAGAAGATGGTTCGAGAGATTTTAAGAGAACGGTCCTTAGTTCTTCAAGCGTTCAGCACACGCTTGATAAGCATCGGAACCATCATCGATGATGTCGAGGCTCATTGTGGTACCGCAATGCAGAGAAACGGTGATTATGTTCTCTTTGTCATCGTTGGTTCTCGCAATGAAGGTTTTGCTTTTGCGTTCTCCGGGCTTCATTCCTTTCAGAATCTCCTCGATTTCGTTGAACTGTTCGACAAGGAAATCTGGAGCGCCCGGAAGCACAACACCATCGATTTTAAGAAAGCTCTTATCCATTTCACCTCCTTTCATGCTCGGATTGAACATCACAAGCATATGCGAAGGAGCAATCAAAAATCCAAGGAGAATCCAATGAACAATGAAATCCAGCCTTTCGAATTCGAAGGAAACAAAGTCAGGGTGTTCGCCGCATTGGCGGCGGCGTTGAAGCCGATGAACACAACGAAGGACATCGCGGACAACTGCGGCATCAAGGAAGGCACCCTGGCGTACTGGCGTAGCGCGGGCATCGGCCCGAAGTTCGTGAAGGTGGGACGGATCGTCATGTATCCGAAGGAGCAGATGATCGCCTATTTCGCGCAACACCTGTACCAGTGCACGGCCGAATACGAGGAAGAGGTGGGTGCGTGATGACTGACAACGACTGGCGTACCGATACCCCGTGGCCTGATCCATGGGAAGAAAAGGAGGACAAATGAACGACATCCGCAAAGCCTGCGTCGAAGCGATATTCAGGGAATTTGAGGACGAGGGCGACGCCATCCGTCCGGCCTATGCCGACGGGTGGGACGACATCGAAGCAAGGCGTTCGCTCGGTCACATCGTCGGATTCATCGACATCGATGTGGTCGACCTCGTGGACATCGTCATCGACACCATCAACAAGGAGCTGTGATGGAATCAATGCCTCTGGCTGTTGGTCAGGCGCTGCTCGACTTCGTCGTTGCGTCTGGCGCCGAGCTCCGTAGTGTAAGCGACGTGGACCTTCACTCGACAGGATCCACATCCGATGAACGCGAAGCCGGGTTGGGAGTTCAGACGGTCGATGCCGACCTGGTCTTTGAATATCTGCTTGGAGAAGAACTCGCTTTCGAGCGCGACCTCTCCGAACGGTGCAACCTCGTCGACGTGCCGTTGCGCAACGGTCTGGTCTTTGCAACGGACGAATACGGACACGTCTCGTGCCATGTCGGGGCAATCGTTGACAAGGAAGACGGTCGAGGTTTCTCCATCGTATTCGACCCGCCACTTGTGGACCGTCTGGTCGGCGGTGACGGACAACGCCCGCTGGCTGATCGAGTTCGCGTCTGCAGCTATCTCGTTCGCCTTTCCTGCAAGGCGGTTGGCCTGCTCGGCGGCACGCTTCGATTCGACGGCGATCCGGTTGGCTTCCTCGGCCGAGCCGTTCGCCTGCTCCGAGAGCTTGTTGCCATGGCGCGCCTGGAACAAGGCGACACATCCGGCGACACCGCCAACCAATCCCGTGACGGCGCCAACGACGCCGGTGACTGCATTGATGTCCATTCCATCGATTCTAAAGCAGAGGCAAAACGATGAAAGCTCTTGCCCGCGTCATCTTGCACCAGCTGCTGTTCGCGGTGTGGCTACTGGCCATGTGGGTGCTGTACTGCACGCCGGCCTGCACGCATCCCATCGAGCATCTCATCGCCGCGCCGTTCGCGGTGCTCATCCCGACGGCCGTCATCATGCGCCGCCTGTGCTCGGATCCCCGCTTCATCCGATGGGCGGAAGAACTCGAGCGATGAAAGACTTGGGCGGCTCCTCACACATTGCGGCATGGACGTGGTTCGTCATGCGCGGCCATGCCGGAACCGCCCACCCGTCAAGGAAAAGACGTTAAAACCGGCCGGACGGGTCATCTTCTCTCTTCTCCTCCCGCCTGGCCCTCGCCGGGGCCCGCGATTGGAGGCGGGCGCCATGGATCGGCGTGTTCAGGTCACGCCGGCGGTTGGATGCGCGGTTCGATTCCGCGCCCCGGCACGAACCAATCCAAAGGAGGCAAACGTTGCCAAGCAAAACACCAATCAGGCCGGAAGGCGAGAAGTGGTTCGAGTGGCCGCTTACGCCGGCCAGCGCCGGCATGACGGCCGCCGAGCTGATCGGCGAACTGTACGAGACCATCAGCGCGCTCAACCGCGACAGGGGCTGGAACCTCACCATGGTCGCCCCCGCACGCTTCGGCGAGATCGTCATCGACCGCGAGGCCGGATGCCTCCGCGCGAAATGCGCGTGGAAGGCCAAGGACCCCAGCCAGCTCGGCCCGGAACCCGCCGGATACGTGAAGGGAGCCTGACATGGCCATCGGAGAGACCGTCATCACCATCGTCGGCAACCTCACCGCAGATCCGGAACTGAGGACCACCGGCCAGGGCGCGCAGGTCGCCAGCTTCACCATCGCCAACACGCCACGCCAGTACAACCGGCAGACCGGACAGTATGAGGACGGAGACGCGCTCTTCCTCCGCTGTTCGGCATGGAACGACCTCGCCCAGCATTGCGTGCGGTCATTGGCCAAGGGCATGCGGGTCATCGCCCAAGGCAGGCTCAAGCAGCACTCGTATCAGGCGCAGGACGGCACCAATCGGACCGTCGTGGAGCTGCAGGTCGACGAAATCGGGCCATCGCTGCGGTACGCGACGGCGCAGGTCGCCCGCATCAGCCGCCAGGGCGGTCCCGTCTACGGCAACCCCGCATCGCCGCAGCCTACCGTCAACACCGGCGTCGGTGGCTGGAGCCAACGGCCGCAACAGTCGGCGCAGACACAGCAACCCGCCCAGCCGCCGGCCGATGATCCGTGGGGCGCGCCGGCGGCCGACCAATCGTCATTTGGGGACTTCGGCAAACCGGATCCGGAACCGGAACCGAAATTCTAAAGGAGGAAGCAATGAAAGCCAGCGAACAACAGGCGCTCATCCCGCAGGAAGCGACACCTGACACGCTCATCGACCTCATCGGCAAGACGCAGCAGGTCACCAAAGCCGCGGCCGTCGTGCTCAAGGCATGCCGCAACGTCATGGACACCAAAAACAAGCAGGAGCACATCGACAAGTGGGGCGGCATCCACGCCATCACCGAAGCCGTGTACGACTGCGCAGACCTCGCGCAGCGCATCCTCGACGCCGGCCTGGCCATGGAGAACATGTGCGCGAAGCCCGCCACATCACGGCAGATGATCCTCATCGACGACCTGCGCCGCAGCCTCGACATGGACGACGGCGACGTGGAGGCGACCGTCGATCCGGACACCGGCGAGATCGACTGAACCACAGGAAGGAGAAGAAGAGATGTGGTTCATCATCGACGACCAGATGGCCGACGACAGGCGCATCCGCCGCCTGCCGCTCGCCACCGTGGGACTGTGGGTCAAACTCTGCGTCATCCACTCCAAAGGCGTCTCGATGCAGGCCAAGGACCCGGCGGCATACCCCGGCCACTTCGACAAGCTCGACCTCAAGGACGCCGGAGGCACCATGAAACAGCTCCAGCAGCTCATCGACTCGGGCCTTATGGAGGAGCACGACGGCGGATGGCGTCCGGTCTACGCGGAAGGCATCTGCAGGGAGCCGAAGATGCTCACCGAGGAACAGCGCGAGGCGCGGCGCAAGGCCGGAAGCAAGGGAGGACGCCGCAAGGCGGCCAACCAGAAAGCCAAGCAAACGTCTGGCGACTTGCCGGAAAACAGCCAAGCAAACGGAGAGCAAAACAGTAGCGAGACAGGTAGCAAACCGTCTAGCAAGTTGCTAGAGGACAGCCAAGCAAAAACATGGCATAAAACCGATACCGATACCGATATACCCTCTCCGACCCCTCCCGCTGGCACCGCGAAGCAAACCGCCAGCGAAGCGCCGGACGCCTTCGCCGCCATCGCCGAAACCTACCCCGGCACCATCGGCGCGAAAGGCCGCAAGGCCGAACGCGAAGCGCGGGACCTCGTCGAGACGATCACCGAGAACCCGGTCCAGCTCGCCCGACTCCAATCCGCCGTCCGACGCTACCGGCGAGCCGTCAACGACGGCCACGTGCCACAACGGCAGGTCCCACGACTCGCCACATGGCTCCGCGACCAATGGGAGACATGGGCGCCGGAACCCATCACACCCACGCGCCAGCACAAGCACACCTGGAACTGCGAACACGTCCACCAGCTCATGGATCCACATGAGGACGAATACGACCACAGCGGCAGCCTCAGGGAAGGCAACCCTTCCAAGTGGTATCTCGCGTGCCAGGCATGCGCAGATGAACTCAACCAAGAAACCAGCAAGGAGAAGCAATGAGCAACTACCAAAGCAACGAAATCAAGCTCATCAACACCAGCCTCATCGACCCCCACCCGGACAATCCACGAAAGCAGATCGGCGACGTGACCGACCTCGCGGCCAGCATCAAAGCCAACGGCCTGCTCTCGCCGCTCTCCGTCGTACCCAACGGCGAGCGCTATCGTGTCATCGCCGGCCATCGTCGTCTCGCCGCATGCAAGCAGGCCGGCACCGGAGCCGTGCCGTGTTTCGTGCTTGACTTAGACCCGTTGCAGCAGTTGGAGGACATGGTCACCGAAAACTGCCAGCGCGAACAGCTCACCGTCCTCGAGGAGGCCGACGCCATCCAGGGCATGCGCGACCTCGGAGCCACCACCGCCGCCGTCGCGCACAGGCTCGGCCGAAGCGCCGACTATGTGCGTGACAGAGCGAAAGCGGCGAGCATCAAGGCGGACGTCAGGAAGACACGCGACGACTTCGACCAGCTCACCATCGGCCAACTCATGGCCATCGCACGATACGACGGCCAGCCGGACCGTCAGGAACGCCTCGCGCACGCCGCGGGGACCTCGAACTTCGACTACATCCTCCACAACATCGAAGTGGAAGATCGCCGGAGCCAGTGGTTCGCCGATGTCTCCGCGCTCCTCGCCACCGGCACCACCGGTCTCAACGTCATCGAGGATCCCGGAGAGACCTTCTCGGATTCCGAATGGCATTACTCCGGCGCCATCTTCCCCGCCGCGGGCACTCCGGAAGAAACCATCGAAGAGCTCCGCAAGCAGAATCCAGACGCGGTCTCCGTCCATGAAGCGACGCAGACGATATACCTCTGGGATCGTCGTGATGCGGCCGCCGAAGCCGAAAAGGAAGCCCAGCGAGCCGCCGAACAGGCCGAACGCGACGCCCGACAGCACGTGCTCGAGGAATACGCCGCCACGACGGCTGACAAGCGCATGGCATGGCTCCACGGCCATCTCCATGCCATCAAGCGCGCCAAGCTCATCGAGACCACGGCAAGGCTCGGACTCCTGCAGACAATTGACCCGGACCCGACCGGCTTCACCAAAGACCTACACACCTGGAACGACGCCGCATGCGCCCGGGAACAGTTCGCCGCCATCGCCGGCATCAAACCGGAACAGGCGCTCGCGGAACTCCACACGCACCTCGACTCACCGGACTGGCCGACATACGCGGTCATGATCCTCACCGCCAGAATCGAATGGTTCATCAGCCCAAATGACTGGGACTGGAGTGGCGACGACAACGTCAGCCGCCGCATCCCAGGCTATTACCTGATCCTCCAAGACCTCGGCTATGAGCCATCCGACGACGAGACCGAACACCTCGACCAGCTTGTTGCCGCCATCACGGAAGAAGACGAGGAGGAAGACGAATGACCAAGGAACAGATCAACAGACTCGTCCAACTCATCACCGACACCGCGGAAACCGCGGCGAACATCGAACTCCAGGCGCTCGCCGGCGGCAAGGCCGATAACGGCATCGCCGCGATGGCCTCCGGACTAAGAACGAACTGCACTTCATGTCTGGTGCTGGTCAACGGCCTGATGCAGGAAGGAGCGCGTTGTGAGTGAGTTCGAGGACTCGAAGCGCATCGCTTTGGAACGCCAGGGCTGGCATTGCCTGCGCTGCGGGGCGAACATCCACGATCCGTCACGATGGCCCGGACGAAGCGGCCATCACCGTCAACTGCGTCGCGCGGCGAATCCGGATGTGCGGCATAGTCCCGTCAACATCATCGAGCTGTGCGGCTCGGGGACGACCGGCTGCCATGGGTGGGTCCACCAGCATGTGGCTGAGGCCGAACGGCTTGGACTGATCGTCCCGCTCGGCATAGATCCTCTCTCCACCCCAGTGCGCGACTGGCAGGGGAGATGGCTCTGGCTCAACCAGGACGGCACGGCCACGCCATTGACCATGCGCGAAACATTGACAATTCAAACGGAAGGAATGACAAATGCACGAGAATAACGGCAAACCGGAGGCGCTGCTGTGGATCGACTTTGAGACCACAGGCGTGGACAGGCGCAAAAGCCTGCCATTGGAGATCGGTATGGAATGTACCGACATGCTGGGCGAACAAAAGTTCGGATCATTGTCCCGCATCATCCGCCCGGACAGACTCGACCTCCTGTCCATGAGCCCCGTCGCCTTCTCCATGCACACCGACAACGGCCTGCTGTTCGAACTCATGGGAGGCTCCGTGCGCAATGACAGCATGGTCGTCGTGGCCAACGCCGTGGAGGAATTCCTTGACTCGCTCTCCCAGCGCTTCTCCCTCGTCCCCGCGAGGACCAACGTGGACTTCGACCTTGACTTCCTCCGCCGACTCAACCTCAACCCTGACGCGTGGCTCACCTACCGCAAATACGACATGGCCACCATCCGCCGACTCGTCACCGTGCTCGGCGCCCCGGATCCATACCAGGGCGACAGCGGCCAGCACCGGGTGAAATCCTGCATCGCACGCGACATCAAAGACTACAAGGCCATGCTCGAGACACTCGCCGTCAAGACGGGAGACCACAAGTGAGAAAGACCATCAGCCACCTCGCCGACCGGCTCGGAGACGCCATGGCCACGCTGTTCACCCTCCTCGCGCTGCTGCTCATCCCGCACGCCGTCATCAGGGCGATCATCGGACAGGCGCTCCACCAGTGGACACCAATCACATGGCTCGCCATCCACACCGCACTGACCATCGCGGCGCTCGCCACCAGCCTCGCCAGCTACGCGATCGCCGCACTGCTCGCACCGCCAAGACCGGAGACCTACCAATGACCGAAGACCAGCAAGACCAGCTCGCCATCAGCCTCGACACGCAATACGCCGTCGCGCACGCCATCTACAACCGATTCCACGCCAACGGCCACCGCAAACACCTCACGTGGGAAAACCTCGACGACGACGGCCGCGAACCATGGCGCCTGATAGCCAAGGACGCGATCACCGAGATGCTGGCCAGCCCGGAGATCGGAGGAACGGCATGAGCCACACCGCGATAATCCTCCTGGCGCTCGCCTTCCTGATCGGCTGGATGGGTGGCCGGGAATGAGCATCATCGTCCCATTGCACAAGTGGCGGTCGGCCGACCCGGCCATCCTGATCGGCCGCCGCTGCATCGCCCAAACCGACCAGGACGTCGTCATCGACGGCCGGCTCGAACTCATCCGACATCCGGACGGCACCGCCAGTCTCCGCTTCCAGGGCATCGGAAACGACATCATCGACCACGATCCGAACACATGTTCCAACAGCATGAGCGACGGCATACGAAGCCTCGCCATCTACGGAAAGGAATGAAATGCACACCGTCAGAATCGCCACCAACCCACGCAAATGGCGCAGACCCGCACCCTGCCCGGCATGTCGCCAGTCACGGCCGCTCATCCTGACCCTCGGCACCGTCTACAACCTCCGCACACGCAAACCGGTCAACACCATCTACGGCTGCATCTGCCCCAACTGTCGGCACAAATGCATCCTCCACGTCGACGGCAAAAACCTCAAAAAAGCCATCCGCCTCTGGAACCACCACGCCAGCCACCATCAAAGGAACGAACAATGAGAAACACCATCTGCGCCACACTTACCGCCATCACCCTCACCCTCTGCACCGCGCTCGCAGGATGCGGAAGCGCGTCGGAGCCTTCCACGCCAGCGCATGCGGTCAGGTCCGTCGACTCGCAGTGCTCCGCCGGACTCGTCGCATTCACCGTCCGCCCAACCACGAAGGACACGAAATGAGACTCGATTTCAACAGCAAGGATGGCGTTTTCGCCATCAAAGCCGAAAACGAAGAGGAAAAAACCCAGCTCAAAACGTCGGCGGTCGCCATCTGCAATCTCATCATCGATTTTTTCGACGGTGAAGTCCAAGAAATGAAGGCGGCGAAGGAATGAAACGCATCACACTCAAGGACACAAAATGAGCAATCGAAGTTATTTGGTGCCAAGGCCGCCAGCGTTCGACCATGAGCATCCCAGACCGAAGGAGGAAGGCGAGGTGCTGTACTGCGGAAATTGCCAAAAATGGTACGTATCATGGCTTCCCCTCACCGAAGTCAAAACCATATGGGGCCGCCGCCCCGAATGGTGGATACGCATCTTCCACCGCAAACCATACGAGACGATCATCCAGCAAATACGAAGGGAAACGAAATGAAAGTGAAGAAAACCCTCATGGACATGATCATCAAATGGCATCAGGCCGGATACAGCCTCGATGAAATCGCGCCACTGATGCCACAAGTCCCCAAAGAGGAAATCAAAGCGATCATCCAACACACCCGCGAATAACAAGAAACCCGACCTTCCGGCCGGGCTCCTGGCATCACCACAAACCAGACTACACCCGCCGGAGGGAATCGAACAAATGAACGAACCAACCAACGAATCCCAACCAACACCAAACCAGACACAACCAGCACAAACCAACCAACACAAGCCAGCGCTCGCCGGCATGTGCCAAGTGTGCGGCGGGGAGTGCAATCTGCGCAATACGCTGTGTGACAAGTGCGATGCCGTAATGAGGGGATGGCTCCGCGACTATCCGTCATGGATCCAGGTCCTGCGCGAGTTTCTGGACAGCACCGCACATTACGGTGGCCATCAGCCCGGCCGTACCAATTTGGCTTCGGCTCCGACGCCGGTCAGGTTGTCTGTGATTGACCATCTGCAGGAGATCGATGATCTGGCTGTCGCTCTTTGGCGGCGGTTGTATGCTCCGCCGGCCATGCCATGGGCCGATAGCAGGATTCATCCGTCCGTGTTGAAATGCCTGAGTATCTGCGCGGATTGCAATCGTCTTTCACGATTGCCGGACATTGGTCTGATTTGGCATGACTGGGAGCGGTTGGCGCGCAAGACGCTGGGCATCATCGACGTGCCGCCATCCAAGCATGGTATCGGCAGGTGCCTGAATCCTCTGTGCGGCGTGGAGCTGAGTGCGGAGGTCGGCGCGGTAAATGTTGACTGTCCGGTGTGCGGCAACACTCATCGCGTGGTCGACGTGCGATTGGGGTTCCTGAAGGAGTGCATCGAATCCGGCAGGGCGTTCACGGCGGGGGAGTGCGCGGAGCTGCTGCGCGAATGCGGGTTCCAGTGCAGCGTGAACACGATCTACTCGTGGCGCAAGCGCGGCAGGATCCAACCGGCCGGCAGAAACGAGAAGGGACAGCCGCTGTACCGCCTGTCCGACGTACACGCGCGCCTCGCCCGGCATGACGTGATTTGACATTTTTCAAAGTGCAAGGCAGAATTGTCAGTGGATTAAAGGGTTCAAACCGGAAAACGGTTTGAACCCTTTTCATATCCACCGATGGATTCTCCTAACTCCTTGGGTTATATCCCGTCCTGTCCGAACGGCATATCGGACACGCTCCGCCCACTCCCGTCAGAGTGGGCATGCCTCAATGTGGCAGGCAAGCCAATCCCGTGCTTCCGTGATGCGGTGATGCTCAAATCCGCCTGCCGGTATGCCTTCGTAGGAATCAGTGGTAGATCGTACCGGCCGCGAGTCTTTATTGGATTCTCTTCCTTGTGGCCGCGTGTGGACGCGGGTTCGAATCCCGCCGAAGGCACCCATGAAACAAATCCGGGGTAGGGGTATTGACAATCCGGGAGGGGTATTCGCAGATGATGGGGAGCCCCTACAAGACCGGGAGTGTCCATATACGGGAGCCCCTATACCGGCATTCCAGCAAGCCAACGGCGAAGATAGTCGTCGGCAAATCCACGGCACCCCGGGGCTCATACATGCGGGGAGGCCACATGAGCAAGCGGCGCAACGAGCGTGTCAGCAACGGCTGGCGGCGCAGACAGCTCAGGGCAAGAGTCCTGGCCGCATACGATGTGTGCGCCATCTGCGGCAAGCCAGTCGACAAGACATTGAAGACACCACATCCGATGAGCGCCGAAGTAGACGAACTCATACCAGTCTCACGAGGCGGCGATCCATACAGCTTCACTAACTGCAGGCTCACTCACCGCATCTGCAACAGGATGAAGAGCGACAAGACAGACGAACACGCACGAGCGCTGCTGGCTGGCAGACAGGAAGTGAAAGCAAGCTCGATGCCGTTCAAAACGTTCGGCATCTGACTCCGATACCAGGGCAGGGTACCCGGTCATACCCCCTTGGGGTAGCCTCGGGTGCAGTGCCGATATCCCTCCCGGAATGCAAACGTCGGAAACAGGGGAAACAACGAAAGGTCGGAAAGCGAGGGAGGCGCCGATGAAGTGCGAGCTCTGCGGCAAGGAATTCCAGCATTCCGGCCACGGGCGGCCTCAGAAGTACTGTTCCAAGTCCTGCCGCCAGAAAGCCGATTATCGTCGGAAAAAGAACAGGCCCGCACAGGACCGGAACAGTAAGCCGCCCGTCAAAGCCGTGGAAACGAAACAGAAGCCGGAGCAGGATCTCGACCAGCGGAGCTTCGAACGGATGATGGACGGCAGCATGCTGGACATACTGCGAGACAACCGTGACCTGCTGCTCAAGGCCATGGCCGATCCCACGACGCCGGCGAACGCGCTGCCCGCGATCAGCCGCCAGCTCATCGCCGTATGCGACCGCATCGAATCGCTCCAAGGCGGCGGTCTGACCGACCTGCTGGACGATGAGGAAGACGAGGTGACGGACGATGTCGGAGCGTCGATTGTCTGAAATCGCCAAGGTCCTCCGCCAGCCGGAAGGCATCGTCGGCAGCGAGTTCACGCGAATCAACAAAGCCGCGCGCAAGGCCGGCATCCGTTTCGACTTGTGGCAGCAGGGCTTCTTGTGGCTTCTGTTCGCCAAGAACGCGGAAGGCAAGTATGCGTGTGGCGCGGACGGCGCCGTGCTGTCCAGCTGCAGGCAGATCGGCAAGACCTTCACCGTCGGCACCGCGTTGTTCCTCAAGGCGATACTCACACCGAACCTGAAAGCCATCTGGACCGCCCACCATACGCGCACCAGCGACGAGACATTCGCGGACATGTGCGAGATGGAGCACAATCCAGTGCTCGGCCGGTACGTGGAACGCATCCGCAGAGCAAACGGCCAACAGGAGATCACGTTCACGTCCGGCAGCCGCATCATGTTCGGCGCCCGCGAAAACGGTTTCGGCCGAGGATTGCACAGCGTGGACGTGGCCGTGTTCGACGAAGCGCAGATCCTCACAGTGCGCGCGATGGACAACATGATTCCGGTTTTGAACACGAGTCCTAACCCCCTGGTCGTGTATATGGGCAATCCACCCAAGCCGGGAGACCAGTGCGATGCGTTCACGGAGAAACGCATGCACGCGCTGAACCATGACGGAAACCTCCTCTACGTGGAGCTCGCCGCCGACAAGGACGCGGATTCGGACGACCGCGAACAGTGGGCTAAAGCGAATCCCAGCTATCCGAAACGTACAAGCGAACAGGCAATCATGCGCATGCGCAACAACCTGTCGGACGATTCATTCCGTCGTGAGGCGCTTGGCATATGGGACGAGACCGCCACCGCATACGCCATCAGTCCCGACCTGTGGCAGGCCGCGGCCGTCGACGACGTGCCCGAGGGCGGCACGATGAGCTTCGGCATCGACATGCCTCCGGACAGGAGCGTGCTGACCATCGGAGCGGCGCTACGATACGCGGACGGTTCGGCCATCGTCCAGATGGCGAACATCAAGGACGCGCGGCAGGCGGGAACCATGTGGGCCGTGGACTGGCTCGCCGAACATTGGCCGAAGACCGCCAGCGTGGTCATCGACGCGCAGTCGCCCGCCATGAGCCTGCTGCCGGAACTGAAGAAAGCACATGTGAAGGTCACGGTCACGAACATGCAGGAGATGGGCCGAGCATGCGGCCGGTTCCTCGACATGCTCAAAGCCGGAACGCTCAAGCACCCGCGGGACGAATACCAGCCGCAGCTGGCCGCGGCCGTCAAGGGCGCGACCACGCGTCCATTGGGACAGTCCGGCGCGATCGCCTGGAACAAACTCGGCAGTGATGTCGACATCACGCCGCTCGTGTCCACCACGCTCGCCCTGTACGGGGCGTGCTCGACGAAGCGACATCCCGGAAGACGACAGATCATCGGAGGAATCTAAATGAGCGACATCCAGACAACGGCAGCGCCGGACGGGTGGAAACCTACGGGAGGAGCCGGAACGGTGCCGAAACTCGTCGTACCGACGCACATCGACGGACTCTCCGGTGAGGAGAACGCGCTGCTGCGCGAACTCGCCGAGGTATGGACGCGCCACGCGAGCCGCAACCGAACACTCACCGCCTACTACGAAGCCAAGGAGCCACTGGTTGATTTTGGACTGACTGTGCCGAAGTCCATCAAGGATCATTACACGCCGCTTGGGTGGGCACGCAAGGCTGTGGATATGCTCGCCGAGCTTTGCGTGTTCGAGGGATTCGTCTCGCCGGGCGTGGACGACCCGTTCGAACTGCAGGACTTCATGAGCCGCATCGGATTCACTAGCGTTCTGCAGCAGGCCATCCAGACTGCACTCATTCACGGCTGTTCGTTCCTCAGCGTCGTCCAGGACTTCGAAGGAAGACCGCTCATCCGCACGCATACCGCGGAAAGCTCGGCCGCCGTCTGGGATTACCCTAACCGGCGGGTCAGGGCGTGCATGGCCATCACCGACGTCGACGACAACAACGAGGCCACCGGACTCGTGCTCTACATGCCCGACCGCAACATCAGCGTGCAGCGCCGTCTCGGCTACTGGTGGCGCGTGGACGATGAGCAACCCACCATCGACAACGAGTGCAGCGTGTTCCGCCTCGCCTACAAGGCTACCGAGGTCAAACCGTTCGGACGCTCCCGCATCAGCCGGGACGCTATGGCCATCATCGACGGCGCGAACCGCACCATCGTGCGCGCCGAAGCGAATGCCGAATTCTACGCGTTCCCAAAAATCCTGCTGACAGGCACTTCCGAAGAACTCGCCTCATTGGGCACGGACGACGCGTTAAAGCTTTATATGGGTCGCTACAACATGATCAGCAAGGACATCGACGGGCAGTCCCCGACCGTGACACAACTGGCCGCGTCCAGCATGGACCCGCACTTGACGATGCTGAAAAGCTGGGCCGCCATGTTCGCCAGCGCGATGAACATTCCCGCCAGCTCGCTCGGCATCGTGTCCGACGCGAACCCGACATCCGCCGACGCGACCGAGGCACAGCGCGAGGACCTGATCATCGAGGCGCGCCATTGCGATCGCGATTTCGGTGAATCGATCCTGCAGGCAGCCCGTCTTGTGGCACGGATGCAGGATCCATCCGTGCCCGACGAGGAGCTGATGAAACTGCAGGTCGACTGGAAGAACCCGAACACGCCGTCGAGCTCCATGAGCGCCGACGCATTCAGCAAGCTCGCTGGAAGCATCGACTCGTTCGCCAACAGCGAGGTCGGCATGACACGCGCCGGATTGAGCCGAAGCGAGATCGTCCGGCTGAAGGCCGACCAGCGCAAGGCCCAGGCCGGACAGGTCCTCGACCAGATTCGCGGCATGCGCCAACAGACGGAGCAGACGCAGGACGACGGGGAACGCCAGACCGACGCTTCCACGCAATCAACTGTTGCGGGGGGGGCTGAAGGACAGCTTCGACGCACTGGGAGTAGCGATCAGAGCCGGGGTGACACCGGAATCCGCGGCATCGATGCTTGGACTGAAAGGCATTGAATTCACCGGCATGACGCCGGTCAGCCTCAAACTACCGGAAGGCGGCGGAAATGAGCCTGAACAGTCTGAACCTGCCGCCGGAACGACGCAGAAGGCTTGAACTCGACCTCAATGATTTGTACGAGGATTACACGGACACCATGAGCCGCCTGCAGAAGGAGGCCGGCAACAGTGTCTCGGGCCTCGTCTGGGACGGTGAAAGCCAGGAGCTCATCAAAGCGGAGATCAACCGGTATGCCGACGCCGCCAGCAGGCTCGCATCCGACTACTACGGCCACGTACGCGACCTGTGGGCGCAGTACGGCGGAATCGATATGCCGGAATACGAGCCGCCTTCCATCACCGCCGACCGCGCGGTCTGGCAGATGGAAGGCGGTTTCAACAACACTGACTTCATGGGATTGCACTACAAGGATGTCATTCCAGATGAAAACGGAGCCGTTCACAACAACGCCGGAAGAACCATCGACGACCTGTGGCCCACGTTCGCTGACGAGGAGCAGGCGCTGGAATACGTGCAGAATCTGATTCAGACCGTCGGGCGGCTGACCATGCAGAGGGCTGTGGCCAACGATCCCACCAAGCCTCGCTGGGCGCGTGTGCCGCGAGGGGCTAAGACATGCGCGTTCTGCCTTATGCTCGCCTCGCGTGGCTTCGCCTACCTGAGCGAGGACACCGCCGGACGGCAGATGCAATACCATACGGACTGCGACTGCGACATCGTGCCAAGCTGGGGCAGCAGCAAACTCAAAGGATACGATCCGGACAAGTATCGTGAAATGTACCAGGCAGCCAAGGCTGCGGCCGGCGATGACGGCGACTGGCGTGACACGCTAGCCCAATTGAGACGCATCTATCACGATGAGGTCAATGATGGTGTGACTGCCCAACCGACGATTCGATGGAGCGGCAAATCGATTCCAATCAGTGCTTCCGAACTATCGAGATTGTCGGATTATAGCGTCAGGATGCCTGGAGATAGATTCTCCAACGACGAGAAGATCGCGGCTTTGATGGATTGGACCGGAGACAGCTACAAAAGTATCAACGGCTACCTGTTCGGCGGACGAAACCCGTCGAAAGACGTCATCCATCAGGTCGAATGCATCGACGAAGCGATATCCGACCATATCACCCGAGAACGTTTCACGGTCGACAGGCAGATGCGGTTGTCGACGTTCCACGTCAACGACATGGAGTCGCTTTTCGATTTGAATACCGGTCGCACCTTCGAACACATCGGCTACATGGCCACCAGCATCAAGGAGGGAGGCATTGACGTTGATGGGGAAGACCGCATCGCCACAAGAATCCTGGTACCGCCGGGAAGCGCCGGCGTGTATGTGGAGCCGATCACTCAGCATCCGGGAGAATACGAAATTCTTCTGCCGAGAGGAAGGGCTCTTCGTTTCGAAGGGCTTGGAGCATCCGACGGCAGACCGATCGTTTATCTGAGACTGCTATGATTGAGCCTATGGATCGTTCCGACCGTTTCACGTTTATGCCCGGTGATTTGAAGGAAGTCACCGATGAGCGCCATCTTGCGGAAATCAAACGCAAGTATGGCGATATCTCCATGCCGCAGGACGAATATGAATGGGTCAGGAACGAAGGAAAGAAGCGCTGGTCCGTCGGCGACTATGTGTCGACCGACGAGCTGCGGTCCGAATATGCGCGAAGAAAAGCGCTGGGAAATCTCTGAATCCCAGAAAGCCATCACGTCGAAACGTGATGGCTTTTCTTTTACCTTTCACACCCCAGCGATGGGGCGGGGCGCAGCCATGCGCGAAACCAACAAGAATGGCCGTCAACTCGCCGGCGTCAGGCGTGGAAACCAAGAACAAGCAAAGGAGCCACCAACCATGGCAGAAGAAAACCAGACCGGCGCGGACGGCCAACAGGAGCCGGAACAGCACTCTCCGGCCCCAAAGGACGTGAACAACGCGAAGCTGAGGACCTTCACCCAGGAGGAAGTCGACCGCATAATCAACGAGCGTCTCGGCAGGGAACGCGGCAGGAAAAGCGACTACGAGGAGCTCAAGGAGAAGGCCGGACAGACTGCCGACCTCGAATCGAAACTCTCCAAGGCGCTCGAGGAGAACGAGAAGCTCAAAAGCGAAGCCAAACAGGCCGAACACGAGAAGGAGCTCTCCACGATACGCGCCAACGTCGCGGCCAAACACGGCATCACCGACCCGAGCGTCCTCGCGGGCGACAACGAGAAGCAGATTGGCGAATACGCCGAGAAACTCATGAAGGTGTTCGCCGACATGCGTTCCCGCGGCACGGTTGCGGACCAGAGCGCCCGCACCGGACAGGCCAAGGCGAAACGCTCCAGCCGTGAGGACTTCGTCAACGCCATGAGCAATACGCTCCTGTGATTCAACCAGCGAAAACATTCATTTGAAAGGACAAATCATGACAGATCCGTCCATGACCCGAAAAAGCAACGGTCTAGACCTCACCCCTGAAACCCAGGCGGAGATCTGGCAGACCGCAAAATACCAGAGCGCGTTCATGCAGCTCGTGCCCGAAATGAAGCTGCCCGGCAACGGCGCTCGCGTGCCGATCATCATCGGAGACCCGGAGGCCGCATGGGTCAACGAGGGCGCCGAGAAGCCGAAGAGCGGCGTCACCTTCGGCAAGAAGGACATGCTGCCGTACACCATCGCGGTCATCATGCCGTTCTCCAACCAGTTCCGCCGAGACTTCGGCGCTCTCTACGACCAAGTGGTCGCGAAGGGGCCAGGTGCCATCGCCCGCACGTTTGACAAGACCATCATGGGTCTCGTCGACGCTCCGGGAGCGGACTTCGACACCCTGAAGAGCGCGCAGACCGTCAGCATCGGCAAGGACGTGTGGAAGAACCTGAACAAAGCCGACGACCTCGTGTCCGAAGCGGATGGAACCGTGGACGGTTGGGCGTTGAGCACCCAGGGTCGCAGTGTGCTCCGGCAGGCGACCGACAACAACGGACGCCCCCTGTTCCTCAACGGCACCGCCACCTCCGACGTGAGCACCGTGCTCGGCAACCGCACCTACATCAGCAAGGGCGTTCACGTGCCCGCCGTATCCGAGACACCGGGACCGGCCAAGGCAGAGATCCTTGGCGTGTGCGGCGAATTCTCCTCCGCCGCATGGGGTTCCGTCGAAGGAATGCAGACCAGCATCTCCGACCAGGCGTCCATCACCATCGACGGCAAGCAGGTCAACCTGTGGGAGCACAACATGTTCGCCGTGCGAATCGAAATCGAGGTCGGCTTCCGTATCCGCGACATCAACCGCTTCGTCCTGCTCACCGCCTGACGGAGTCCGACATGACGGACGAACCAGACGTGTTCGCCACCTCCGTCGATCTCGAACAGAGGTGGCACAAACTCACCGACGATGAACGTGAGAAGGCCGACACGCATCTCGCGGACGTGACCGACTACATCAAGGAACGCTCCCCGAACTGGCAGCGGCTCCTCGACGAACGGCCGCGACTGTTGACGAAGATCACCTGCGACATCGTCCGCAGAATCATGCAGGCCGACCCGTACGACATTCCCGGCGGCATCACGCAGATGAACCAGACCACCGGCAGCTTCAGCGAACAATACAGTTTCGGAGCGCCCACCGGCGATCTCTGGCTGCGCGACGACGAGAAACGCATCCTTGGCATCAACGCTCAGCGCGCGTTCAGCGTCGACATGGCAACGGGGGAGACGTCCTAGTGGAAACCATCGAAGTGTGGCGCGGCCAGCCCACGACCGACACGGACGGCAACCCCATCCAAGGCAAGCCTTCGCGTGTCGGCACGTTCCAGGCGTTGGTCGCGCCGGTCTCCGCCACCGACCAGGTCGAGGAGAACGCCAATCCACGGAACATCGAATACACGATCCACATCCGCGGCAGCCAGCCATCCGGCATCCAGGCCTCTGACCTGATCAAAGTCAGAGGCCTACTCCTGCCCGTCAAAGGCGTCCCACAGGTGTGGAGCAACGTCCGCGGACGGCACGTCGGCGACGTGCTCACCGTGGGCGAACGGAAGGGATAGGCCATGGCCAAACGATGCAGATTCGTGTTCAACCGCAAGGCGTTCAGCCAACAGGTATTGAAGAACGAGACCCTGCGGGACCGCATGCGCGACGCCGCCAACGAGGCCGTCACCGACAGCCGCTGCATGGTGCGCGACCATAACGGCGCGAACCGCAACGGCGTGGCCATCCTCTGCCCCGCACCCGTGGAGAAGGCGCACGGCACGTTGGAGGACACGCTCGGAAGGATGCGCGTATGAGCATCCCCGTCACCCCGCGGCGCACGGAGCCGCTGCTCCTGCCCAGGCTGCGGGAGCTGTTCCCGGACGTTGCGTTCGACACCATCGAACGCAACGACCTCGAACCGCCCTTCACCGAAGCCACATTGGCCGACTCCATGCAGGGCATGAGCACTCCCATCTCCCAATACGTGCGGCTGCGGCTGGGCGTGCGCTGCATGAAAGAGGACCACACGGGCGACTGGGACAAGGCCGCCCGCCTGTGGGCCAGCATCGCAAGGGAGATCATCAGGCTCGGAACCGTCGCGCCGCTCATCGACGCGTCACTGGAATCCGGGCCGGTACGCATGACCGACGAGAACAAGAGACTGGTGTGCGCGTACGGCGTGCTCCTGCTCGAGGTATCCGTCGCCTGAACTGTGAAAACACAAGAAAAGACAAGCAAAGACGTGCCGCCACACGCAGAACGGAAGCGAGGTGCAGACAGGAATGTCTGACAGCAACGAAGAAACCACCGCCGTCGAGCAGACGGCATCCGAAACCAGCGCGCAGGCGGCGCAGGGGGCGGCCGACTACGGGTACGTGTCCAGCGGCAACACCGCAGGCAACGTGCGCCTGATCAAGAACTACGCGCTGTTCCTGTTCCCCAAGGACGACAGCACGTTCACGGCCCCGACCGGAGTGAACTGGACGCCACCGTCCAACAAGAAGCCGATCGGATACAGCACCGAGGACGGTGCCGTCCTGCATCCGGAGCCGGGCGACAGCACCGACTACAAGGCGCACAACGGCGACATCGTGCTGTCCGACACGGATCCGGGCTACTGGACGCTCCAGCTCGCCGCGATGGAGGGTCGCAAGGACGTGGTGTCCGCCTACTTCGACGTGGATGTGGAATCCGACGGCGGCATCAGCATCAAGGGCGCCGGCCTGAAGAAGGAATGGATCCTCGTGCTGGTCGCGCTCGACCAGCGGGACCGCCCCTTCCTCCTGTACGGCACCAACTCGAAGGTGTCCGACCGTGACGACGTGAGCCTGAAATCCAGCGAGATCATGAACTTCAGCATGACGTTCAAGATGCTCAAGGGCACTAACGGCGAGCAGTTCCACGCATGGGGCCTCGTCACTGAAGACGCCAAGTGACCCATTGATTCTTCCCGTGCGGCCGATGGCGGTCGGCCGCACGGGACACCCATTCAACCGCCAACCATTAGAACGGAGCCAACATGAGAGACAAAGAATACCATGTCGTGGACGTAGACCTGACCGAAGCGGAAGAGCTCAAGCCCGACGTGCACCTCGAGGTCGCCGGCGTGAAACTCGACCTGCCGAACCTCAACAACGCGGAACTGCCCATCGAACTCGTGCAGACCATCCTCCTGATCAAGAGCAGGCCGACGCTCTCCGACGAGGAGACCAGCGCGTGCATGGCCACGTTCCTCGCGTACTTCCAGGCGATGCAGCCGAACTTCTGGAACGTGCTGCGCAAGACGGAACGTCCGATCGCCTACCTCATCGCCACGGTGAAGGCGTGGGCCGAGGAATCCGGACTGGACCCAAAAGCGTTTACCTCGCCCACCTCTGGAACAACAATCGCGCGGCGCTAGCCTACGACTGGATCCGAGCGTACGGGCAGATATACAGGCCCGTACGCTTCCGGGAATGGGTTGAAGGCCAACGTCCACGAGTCGATTGGGGACTCGCCTGGGCGTTGACCCGCGAAATCCTCAAAGACCATACGAGCCACTCGTGGATGGCGTTGCAGAACGCCGTCTACGCGCCCGACGGAGCCGAACAGGCGGTCTGGACGCTGTCCGGACAACGCAAACGCCCATGGTTCGACCACGAGCACGACCCACTCCACCCGCCAACCCCGACGCACAACCTCACCCGCCGTCAACGCGAGGACAGGGAACGGCTCAAAGCCTACTTCCACATCAACGACGACCTCTGACTCCGACCGCCATCGGAATCCCAACCTACGAATAAGGAAACACGATGGCAGCACAGGACATAGGCGTCGCATACGTCCACGTCGAACCATCCGGCAAAGGATTCGGCAAAAGCATCGAAGGCGACATCGGCGACGCCGTCAGCAAAGCCTCCAGGAAAGGCTCCAGCACCCTCATCTCGAAGATCGGCGGAGCATTCGGCAAAATCGGCAAGGTCGGCACAGGCGCGATCGCCACCCTCGCCGGCGGCATCACCGCCCTGGCCGCCAAGGGCGGCTTCACGCGCGCCCTCAACATCGAGAACGCGCAAGCCAAACTCAAAGGCCTCGGCCACGACAGCGCGAGCGTCACCGAAATCATGAACGACGCGCTCGCCTCCGTCAAGGGCACCGCGTTCGGATTGGGTGACGCCGCGACCGTCGCGGCCAGCCTGTCAGCATCCGGCATCAAGGAAGGCGACCAGCTCACCAAGGTCCTCAAGACCGTGGCCGACACCGCGCAGATCAGCGGCAGAAGCCTCACTGACATCGGCATGATCTTCGGTTCCGTCGCCGCCCGAGGCAAACTCCAGGGCGACGACATGCTCCAGCTCATGTCGAGCGGCATCCCAGTCCTCCAAATGCTCGGCAAGCATCTGAACAAGACCAGCGCCGAAGTGTCCGACATGGTCTCGGACGGCAAAATCGACTTCCAAACCTTCGCCGACGCCATGCAGGAAGGCCTAGGCGGCGCCGCACTATCCGCAGGCACCACATTCACCGGCGCCCTGGCCAACGTGAAAGCCGCGTTGAGCCGACTCGGAGAAACAGCCGCCACACCAGTCCTCGACGGCTTACGCGGCCTGTTCAACCAAGCCATCCCACTCATCGATACATTCACCGCAGCCGTCACACCAACCCTGCAAAAAGTCGGAGCGGCACTCCAACAAGGTCTCGAGAACGCGATACCCGCCACACAGGCGAAATTCAAAAACCTTGGCGACACGATCTCCAACATCCCCGGCTTCCAGATGCTCGCCTCGGCGACGGCCAGCCTCAAAAGCCAACTCACTGGCCTCTGGAACGCAATCACATCACTCATAGGCGGACTCAACAATGGCGGCGAAGCCGCCACAATGTTCTCCACAACCGCCGGCGCGCTCGCGGGAGTGGTCGCTTCGGTCGCGCAGGCGTTGTCGAACGCGGCGGGATGGGCGAAGACGTTCGTCAACACGTTCATCGAGACGGGCGCGTTGCAGCCGTTCCTTGAAAGCCTGACCGGCGTCATCTCCGGATTGGGCTCGCTGGTTTCCGGATTGGCGGCCGCGGTCTCGCAGGCCTTCGGCTTCAACGACAGCGCGCGCACCGCCAGTTCCGCGGCGCAGAGCTTCGCCGGACTGTTGAACACTTTGACCGGCGTGCTCATGACGGTGGGAGGCTGGCTGCAGTCGGTCGGACAGTGGGCGCAGCAGAACGGCGCACTGGTATCCGGCGCGTTGAAAGCCATCACCATTGCATTGCTCGCGGTCAAAGGCTGGGATATCGTCTCGGCCGGGCTGAAGACAGTTTCCGGTGGACTGAAGGCCATTTCCGCGACTGCCTCCGGTGTGGAGAAGACCGCTACGGCCACGTTCGATTTGATTGGCAAGATCTCCGACGCGGGAAGCGCGGCTGGAGTACTGAAGCAACTCGCCGGCTCGTTCAATATTGTCAAGGCAGCTCAATCGGCGTGGAGCGCGGTGACCAAGGCTGCTACCGCCGTGCAGCTGGCATTCAGCGCTGCCTTGGATGCGAATCCGATCGGCATGCTTGTCGTGGCCATCGGCGCGGTCGTGGCCGCGCTGACATGGTTCTTCACCCAAACCGAAACGGGCAAACGACTCTGGAACAGCTTCGCCACATGGTTCATGGGAATCTGGAACCAGATCAGCACCGCATGCCAGCCAATCCTGCAAGCCATCGCCATATTCATCACCCAGACCATGAGCCAAATCCAACAAATCTGGCAAACCGGATGGACACTCATCACCACCGTCCTCCAAAACGTCTGGAACACGATCGGCCCCATCATCATGACCGCGCTCACCGCGATCATCACCGGCATCCAAACATTCATCACCACCATCACACCACTCCTGCAAGCAGGAATACAGAACATCCAAACCATCTTCCAAACCGCCGCCACCATCATCAGCACGGTCTGGAACGGACTCTGGAACACCATATCCACCGTCGGACAAGGCGCATGGACCATCATCGCCACAGTCATCAGCACCGCACTCGCCGTCATCCAAGGCATCATCCAACTGGCGCTCGCGGTCGTCAACGGGAACTGGAGCGCCGCGTGGTCGGCCATCCAGGGCATCGTGTCGGCAGTGTGGGGCGGCATCCAAGGCGTCGTCTCCGCCGGCATCGGCATGGTCAGCGGAGTGGTATCCGCCGCATGCTCGACAATCCGGAGCGTGTGGGCCGCGTTGTGGAATGGCGTCGGAAGCATTGTGTCGAGCGTCTGGGGCGGCATCGTCGGCACCGTAAGCAACATGGTTGGCCGTGTCGGGAGCGTCGTGAGCGGGATCGGCGGAACCGTCCGGAGCGCGGTGTCCGGCGCGGGAAGCTGGCTCGTCAGCGCGGGACGCAACATCATCCAGGGATTGATCAACGGCATCACAGGAATGGTCGGCTCGTTGTATTCCAGCATCACCAACGCGTTGTCGGGCTTGGTGGACAAGGCCAAGAACGCTTTGGGCATCCATTCCCCGTCGCGTGTGTTCCGCGACGAGGTCGGCGTGATGGTCGGACGTGGCATGGCATTGGGCATCGACGATTCCGCGCATGTGGTCAGCCGTTCCATGGATTCGCTCGTCTCCACGATGAGCCTCTCCGACGCGGACTGGTCGAAGACCGGCAGGCTGAACGTCACGGCCGGCACCGGCGCCAATGCCGGCGACGGCGATCTGCGGGAACTCATCACGGCCGTCGAATCGTTGCACGACGACCTCGGATCGATCATCGCCAGGTACACGCCGACGATAGGGGACCGCGACTTCGCAAGGAAGGTGAGAAGTGCAATCGCTTGAATACGTGTGCGCGGCCACAGGTGAGCGCATCGGCTTCGAGGGGCCGCTGTACGGCGAGACGCTCACGGGACTGCGCGCCCGCGTCTGGGACTACAGCCTCGCCTCACGTGGCATGACGGGCATCACCCGCAAGGCACGCGAGGCGACAGTCACCGTGAAGATCCACGATTCTCCAGCCACGCTCGACCTACTGCGCCGCCTCGCGGACGCCGACATGGCATCCGGGAACCCGGGCACGCTCGTGGCCGACGGCGAATGGGAAGCCAAAGCGTGGATCACGAAAAGCGAACCGCAATCCATCACGCCCACGATGGTCGAGACGCAGTTGACCATCGTGCTGGCCGATGGCGTGTGGCGCCGTCCGACCATGACGCATTTCACGCCGCGATACGATTCCGGAACCGCCGACCTTGACTATCCATATGATTATCCGCATGATTTCGCCGGCATGGCATTGGGTGCCGAGATCGTCAACGACACGTCCATCCCGCAGCCGGTCAAGCTCACGATATTCGGACCATGCGCGCAACCGTACGTCATCATCGGAAACAACCGGTACGAGGTCGACGTGACCGTGCCATCCGGCTCGCGTCTGGAAATCGACGGCACCGGCGATGTCAGGACCGTCACCATGGTCAGCGGCACAGGTCTCGCCACAAACTGCTTCGCGCAGGCCGTGCGAGGGTCGGGCAAGGATTCCGGCCGGTACGTGTTCCAACCGCTCGCGCCCGGAACACAGCCGATCAGCTGGCCGGGAGGATTCCAATTCGACTTGACGGTCTGCGAGGAAAGGAGCGAACCGCCATGGACCTGATCGTCACCGACGCCACAGGCAAACCCGTGGCGAGCCACGCCTCATACACGCTCGACCTCGCGTTCGGTAGCGGGGAGAACGACTTCGACCTGCAGGTCGAAGACGCCGCGCTCAAGGCGGGGAGCCGCATCATGATCGACGGCACCGAGTACGGCGGCATCATCGACGACACGGATGTCGACGTGGACGGAGGCCTGTCCACCGTCACATGGCATGGCCGCGACTGGCATGGAGTGCTCGCCTCGAAGATCATCGAACCGGACGGGAACAACGATTACCTCACCCTGTCCGGCACGATTCCCGTCATCATGCGCACGCTCGTCAGCCGTGCGGGATTGCAAGGCCTGTTCACCGTCACCGACGAAAGCGCCGACCGCAAGACCACCTGCCAGTTCGACCGGTACGTGGACCTGTACAGCGGTCTGGTCAAGATGCTCAGGGCAAGCGGACTCAAACTCCGGTTGCGTAATGACGGCGACAAGGTGGCCATGAGCGCCATGCCCGTCCGCACGATCGGCGACAGCATCGACTCGGACCTCATCGACTTCACCGCCAAACAGGCGGCGCACCCGATCAACCATCTCATCTGTCTGGGCAAGGGCGAACTCAAGGACCGTACCGTCATCCACTGGTACGCCGACGCGAACGGCACGTTCAGCCACACGCAGACACTCAAAGGGCTTGACGAACGCACCGCCACATACGAGTTGTCCAACGCCGAAGCCGACGAGCTCGAGGACAAGGGCAGGCAGAAATTCCAGGAACTTCGGAACACCAGTACCATCGACGTGGACATTCCCGACGGCATCGACGCGGACGTTGGCGACCTGGTCACGGGCCGTGACAACAACACGGGCCTCGTCGTCACTGCCGAGATCTCCAAGAAGATCGTCAAGGTTTCGGGAGGCGTGCTCACCGTCACCTACGAATCCGGAGGCGCCAGCGCCGGCGGCAACAGCGGAGAATCCTCCATCGGGGATGGTGGTCACGCCTACTACGCGGGAGCCGGCCTCAAGCTTGATAATTGGACCTTCAGCGCCGACGTGACCAGACAGGACATCGGTGCGCTTAATACGGCGTTGGCGGGCAAGCAGCCGAAAGGCGACTACATCACCGGCCTGAGAATCGGTTCGGTGGACACGCTCGCCCCCGGTGCACAGGCAAGCGCGTCGCTCACGGGCGCCGGCAGCGACAAAACCTTGAATTTGGGGCTTCCGAAAGGCGACCAGGGTCCGCAAGGGGAGAAGGGCGACAAGGGCGACACCGGACCGCAAGGCAAGCAGGGAGTGCAAGGACCGCAGGGCCCTGCCGGCGCCACTGGCGCGACCGGGGCCACCGGAGCGAAAGGAGAGGCCGGCCAACGCGGCGAGACCGGGTTGCCTGCCTTGATCATCACACGCATACTATCCGGATACTGGACGTCCGCATGCTCGGATTTTGACTGGCAGACACTCAGTTTCAACCGTGCCCCGGTCGTAGGCGAATACTTCTTCGCCATGACCAACGGCGGCAAGAACCTGATGTACGCACAGATCACAGCCACCGGGAAAAACGTGACGTTCAAGCCAGTCTCGAACACAAGCCTCGTCGGCCCGAAGGGCGACAAGGGCGAGACGGGCATGAGCGCAAGCCAGGCGTTCATCGCCGCCCACCCGGTCGGCTCCCTCTACTGGACCACCGCCACAACAAATCCGGGAACCACCTACGGCGGCACTTGGAAGGAATGCAACACCATCCTTCCGGGACACATCTACCGGCGCACAGCCTGAAAGAGAAAGGAACATCAATGGCACGAACCACGAACATCACCAGATACACCTGCGACCGATGCCACGCCTCCGCATACCTCGCCGACGGTGACCCACGCACCTCCAGCGACTGGCACGACATCACCCACACCACCGTCGACGGAGTCGCACAGGGCGCGCTCGTCTGTACCGCATGCTGGCAGACGTTCAAAGCGCTGGCAACCACGCAGGACGCCGCCTACGCCGCATACCTCAACAACACAACAGATAGGAAGGAATGACCATGACCATGAATCTCATCACCGGCAAGGCCGGCGCTCCGCACATCACATCCAGCGACCAAGGAGCCATGCAGGCCGGACTGGTCGGAAACGGCAACTACCTGCTGCAAGGCAGCGACGACAAATTCCCCGCCGTGACCATGCAGTCAGCAAACAAGGCGCTCGTCCCGGTCCTCAACCTTGTGATCGAAGGACGATACGCACGCGTCACCGCGGCGGAAACCGTCACCATCGAAAGCGGAGTCACAGGACGGAACCGCAACGACCTAATCTGCGTGAAATACACGCGAGACTCGAACAACATCGAAACGATCGCGCTCGCGGTGCTGAAGGGCACCGCCACCAGTGGTACGGCGGCTGACCCCACGGTACCGTCGGGTAGTATCCTGAACAATTCCGGCACCGTATGGATTCCGATCGCCCGTATCCCGATCAGTGGCATCACCGCTGGAACTCCTGTCATGCTTGTCAAGCAGTTGCCTCCGATGAGCCAGCTGTGGGATTCCGTAACCCTGTACAGCGCGAAAGGCTTCACGATCATCCGCACTGGAATGATGATGCTCATCAAATACGCCGGTTCCTTCGCGGGTGACAGTTGGAGCAGCGTGCAATGCGATTACACGCTGCCGGTCGAATTACGTCCGCCGATCGAGGTCAACGCGATGGTATGCGTGTCGAACGGGCAGGTGTCGAGAATGCTCGTCGTCAATCCCAACGGAACCATTCGATGTGCGAACATGGGAGCCACGGGCAGCAATCAGAGTTGCGTCGGCTCGCTCTGCTATCCGATCCCATGAGGATAGCTTTCCGTAACCCTGTACCAGGATTCCAATTGGATCATCATGCGTAACGGCAGGATGATTTTGATCAAGTTCAGTGGGAAAATCGGTTCGGGCAGTTGGGATGCTGTTGAATGTCCGGTAAAGCTCGCGTCCTGGTATCGTCCCATCGTTGACTTGTCGACTGTCTGCCTTGTATCAAATGGGCAAACGGCGCGAAGCCTCACGGCCAGAGCTGATGGAACTATCCGAGTGGCGAACATGGGAGCCGCTGGCAGCAATCAGGATTGCGTCGGCACGCTTTGTTTCCCAATCCCATGATTTCTAGCTTTCCGTAACCCAGACTTTGATTAAATCGCAGTATGGCACCGTGACCGGCGTGAAGTCTGGCAAGATCGCGCAGATTAGCATCAACTGGAAAAGCGCGAGCACTGACTCGTGGGGCAATGGACAGTTCGGTACAATTCCGAATGGTTGGAGGCCTGCGGTCGTCACGCATGGTACGTGGTCGGGGCGTGATGGTGGCAGCCAGCGTGATTTCATTCTGGAAACGAATGGCAATTTCCGTTATGCCAATTGTGGCGCGGTGCAGAACAGCGGCACGTTCTCCGGGACGATGACCTACATTCTCGCCTGAATAGCTTTCCGTAACCCTCCCATTTGGCAACGGCAACGGCAACAGTAATGGCGGAATATACCCAATCGGTAGGGTGTCTAACCCGAATGCGATCAAGTCCTTGAATGGCAGAGCCACACTGTCGTCCGGAACGACAGTGGCGATTCCATTCATCCACCCGTCATACCTGCAGCGTTCGGTCCAAGTATCGATTGCACCTGATGGGACGGTCAATCTGCTCGTTGGCCCTGAAATTACTGTCACAGGTGGAATCGTGGAAATCCATTTTTAATAGCATTCCGTAACCCTTTCCGCGCCGAACACGAACTGGAAAGTGGATTACCGCACCGCCTTGGTCGGCAGGATGCTTCTAGTCGCATTCCACGCCAATCGCCTCAACACCGATTGGAACGCGGCGAAAGAGTGGGAGGTGTCACAGATTCTCAAACTCCCAGCCGGTTTGGAGGCGGCGTTCGAGGTACATTGCGCCGCAATATCCAATTCGAGCATCGGATTGCATGGCGTCGAAGTGCAGGTGGCGCAGCACACCATCGCCTTGCGTTCCTCGGGAAAGATGACAGTAAGCGCAAACTGGGGATGGGTCGAAGGCTGTATCACGGTGCCACTTGTCTAGGAGAACGTCACTCCACTAGGAATCGGCATGGAAAAACGCTGCATCAGAATGTTCTCCCTGCCAATTCCGCCAAGTAACGTAATACTGCCATCTGGATTCCAATTCGCTTGCTTGTTGTAGTGCGGATCCGCAAGACTTGATCCAACACATCCCAGTCCAATTGTGGCCGATGGACGTATCCCTGACTGATATAACCAGACCCTATAGTTCGAGATTTCGACGGTTGATTTGAAAGAGCTCAAATCGACATACAGCATGTTGCCCTTGACGGTAATCGTGTTGGATCCACCATATAGGGCGCCAACAAACGATCCTGTGTCCTGAAACTTAAAGGTAGCAGTGAGGGCTACGGAAAACTATTCAACCAGCCAACAGCCATGAGCCGTGGAATATGCCGAGCTTGGGTTCCCTAGCGCTTGCACGGTCCCATCCGGATAGACAAGCAGCGAGAACGCGCATTGCGGGAATGTGATAACAGATCGTTCGACATCGGTAGAAGGTCGGTATTCAATCGGTATTGTTTCGTTCATCGTCGAATAGTTGTTCTGTGCGCTTTGATTGAATTTGACATTGCCGTTGACGGTAACGATGTTCCCGATTCTGTTAAGGACAATTCTATCTGCAGAATACGGAGTTCGCCATTTGAGGGTTACGGAAAGCTACGCGGCTCCGATGATGAGTCTTTCCCATGCCCGCTGCAGACTTCTCAGCACGGACAAATCGGGGCGGAGATAGTAGCGGGCGGTTGTCTTGATGTCGCTGTGACCGAGTTGTCGTGCGACCACTGAGATATCGGCTCCCGCAGCGATTGCCAGAGTGCCGAAGGTGTGCCTGAGGTTCCTTGGCGGCACGCAGGGGAGTTTCATGCGTTGGCACCATGACGTGTAATGAGCTGCCACCTGGTTGGCGTTCAGATCGCCGACCAGCCTGCCGGTTCTGCCGTGGCGCAATTGCGCGAGCCGTTTGACTGCGAACCGTGGTAGTGCGACCGTCCGTCGGCTCTGGTCGGTCTTCGGGTCGGTGACCGTTTCATGTCCAGCGACCCATTGCACTGACCTTTTGACGGTCACGGTTCCCCGGCGTAAATCCAAGTCGGCCCATTCAATGCCGACGGACTCGCATCGGCGCAGTCCCGCGCAGACGGAGACCAATAACCAGGCTTCCAACGCGTGACCGTAGAAGCCTTTGAGCAGCCGTCTTACCTGTCTGGCGTCGAGCACGCGCGGCTCATACCGCCGCAGGTGCGGCAGTCTGATTTCACGACGTGTCACGTCATTGTCGGTGACTCCCTTGCGATAGGCGAGTCGGAGTATCGCCCGCAGCACGGCCCACGCCTTGCGTGCGGCGCCGGCCTGATTGAACGAGCCGAGCCACTCCTCGATGTCGTTCGCGGTGATCGACTCCATGTCGACGTCAGCCCATTTCGGCTGGATGTGGCAGCGGTAGGCCGACTTGTAGCCCACCCTCGTGCACTCGCGGAGCTTCCCGCAGGAGGGCCACCAGACCTCATTCACAAACGTTCCCAACAACATTTCAACCTCCAAAATCCCACACGTGGTTATCGCGGCTTCCAACGGTAGCCACGTGTGGGATTTTCCTTTCGGAAGGATTCCCAATGAGCCAGGAAACCATCGTCGCAATCGTTATCGCCATCATCGGCAGCGGAGGCAGCGGCGTGTTCGTCACCTGGATTCTGAGCAAGGTCGACCAACGTCACGATCCACTGCATGAGGGCGTCAGGGAACTGTTGTTCTGCAAACTCGAGGCTCTGCACCGTCAGATGGTCGATGCAGGTGGTGTTGCGAGCATTCCGTTGAAGCAAAGCGCGGAACGAATATATGCCGCTTACCACGGTCTGGGCGGCAATGGAACCGGAACCTCGATGATCCAAGACATACGTGACGCGCATATCGCGAACACAGATTGAAAGATTCAAAAGATTTCCACACCGTCCGTACAAGGCGGACGGTACGGACAAAGGAAAGGAGAGGAATTGAACATCCTCAACAAAGGCAAGCCGAAACACAAGCGCATGAATCCACGCCGACAATGGCGCAAGCTACTGACCGCGCTCACGGTCGCCATATCCATGGCGGTCGCGCCGGCCGCGATGGCCGACATGAACGGGTACGACATCTCGAACTGGCAGTGCGGCATCGACACCGCGACCGTGCCGGCAGATTTCGTCATCGTCGGCACCACATGGGGATCCGGCGGCGTGTACGGTGGTTGCCTGTCCAACGGCGTCAACACCGACGCGAACCGACAACTCGCCGGAGCCATCAACAGTGGTAAGGAGACCGGCGTCTACCATTACGCGCGCGGCGGCAACCCGGAGACCGAAGCCCGGTTCTTCGTCGACAATGTGCGCGGATACGTGCACAAGAGCGTCCTGATCCTCGACTGGGAGGCGCAGGACAACGCCGCCTGGGGCGACAAGCAGTGGCCACGCCGCTGGGCCCGCGAGGTCAAGCGACTGACCGGCGTGAACCCCATCATCTACACGATGGACTCCGGCTACTGGCAGGTCGCCGGCATGGAGACCGAACTAAACTGCGGCATCTGGATCGCCCAGTACGCCACGAACCTCGTCACCGGCTACCAGACCGCCCCGTGGAACATCGGAGCGCGCGGCGAGGTGATGAGGCAGTACACGTCCAACGGCAGTCTCAGCGGCTGGTCAGGACGCCTCGACCTGAACAAGTTCCGCGGCGACCGCACGGCATGGCGCAAGTACGCGAACCCTGATGACAAGGGCGCGGCGGATCTGCCGAGTGTCAAGCCGAAACCTCAGCCCACGACCGCTCCGGCGGTCGACCTGAACGCTTTGGCCACGCGCACCATCCGCGGCGATTTCGGCAATGATCCGGCCCGCAGGCAGGCGTTGGGTGGCAATTACGCGGCGGTCATGCAGATCGTCAACAGTCGCCTCGGCGGAGGTTCCGGCGGAACGGCCGCCACGGGTTCGCGTAGCGTCGTGGTCCGTTCCGGTGACACCATGAGTGCTATCGCCGCGAGGACCGGACTCCAGCCGGTGTCCGCCTGGCGTGTGCCGAGCGGTGACATCAACAGGATTTATCCGGGACAGATCGTCACCTATGGCGGCACGTCCGTGTCCACCGCTTCGAGCGGGGTCGGAGGCCATGTGGTCCGTTCCGGCGAAAGCCTGTGGAGCATCTACGGCTCCGGCTGGCAGTCGGCTGCCGCACGCAATGGCATCCGCAGCCCATACGTTATCTATCCCGGACAGTACCTGCGCTGAAACTCCCGTCTCCACGACTTTAAGCGTTGTGGAGACGGTTGCCGCAATGTTTAAAGAGGTGAAAAATGGATGAATCCAATAGCCCGCAATTCGATTACCTGCTGCCGGGCAGGGTATACGACATACTCAAGTGGCTCGCGTTGATCGCTTTGCCGGCCGTCGCATGGCTCGTCGGAGCGGTCGGCCCGCAATGGGGACTGCCGCACTGCGGCGAACTCGTTACGACCATCAACGCGATCGGTTTGTTCGTCGGCGCGCTCATCGGCGTGAGCCAGCTCACGTCTGTCAAGGCCGACGAGGACGGCCAGTGATTAATTTTCTGACGTGAGACTCGCACTCGCCCCTCTCTCAGCTTCTATGCTGGGGGAGGGGCCTTTTTCATTTTCCGATGGAAGGCTGCGCGGTTCGACCACATCGACACGATATCGACACGATGACAGTTGCGAACAGTTAATTTCAACAAAGCGAACCACTGCGTATCGTATTGTTAAGAACGTTGGAATTTCAACGTTCTTGACAATGCTCACACCCGGCTACGCTCAGTCATGCCATGCCCGAATATAGCAGAATGTCGCAGGTTCAAATCCTGTCAGCCCGACAAAAAGCCCGGAGTTCCAATGGTTTTGCCACTTGGAATTCCGGGCTTCAATGATTGTGCGCACAAAAGAAAC